AAAACCACTGATGGCACTTCCCCCTACGCAAGTAAAAAGGTTGTTCTTTCTGCACCGATGGTTTGTGATTACAATATTGACGATCACACTACCCAGACTGTGGTTAGAAAAGGTCTTGATTTTAGAAACACGGCTCGACTCACTCAAACTGACACAATCTCACAAGACGCATTGAATTATTGTGACTCTGACGGTGATGGTTTCCTTGATGGTTCTGACAAAATTTTCTTGTCAAAACAATTTTTGTATAATGTTACCTCTGTATCAATTGGTGGCAGTGATATTCGCTTGAAAATTAAACAAAGGGAAGCCACCGAGCAAGGACGAAACGCACAAAGAGGAGCCGAGTCATCCAGAGATAATCGTGTTGAAAGAGCATTCATTCAACTTGAACCAAATGAAAAAGTTCAGATTTCTGGTGATCTTGTTGTAACTTACAATTATTATCCAACACCAACTTACGCCGATGGCTCCAACGGTGAGGGTGAAATGTCGATTCCAAACTCTTATCGTAGAGATGAGAGTGTGAGTGAGGCAAAAAATCCTGAGTTCGATGATCATGTGCGCGCACCATACATTCTGTCACAATTGGCTGAGTATGGTGCAAATGCAATGAATCATATTGATTATCGTGGATATGAGTATGTTTCAACTTTGACGAATGGCAATGGGTCATTTATTGATGACGCAGATTCACCACAATATGAATTCAACAGGGCATATGCCTTTGGTAAAGATAAAACTGGTGGATTCTTGCCTGTGGGATTTGAGGGCGCAGAGTCTTTCCACGAATCAGAGTTTTACAATTCAACCCCGGCAACAGTTTACCTCGACTCTGATAGAACGGTGAAAATTTCTATTGGTGAACCTGCTCTGAAAATCACAGACTATCCAAATCTTTCTGCCAATCAAATGCGAATCGCAGATCTCAACCTCATGGCGTATGGTCTTTACGCTTCGGATGTCGGTGTAACCAAATACGACAATCAAAGAACGACCATGACAGAGATCAACGAAATCGAACAGGATATCGTTGAAAATGAAAAATATGATAGAATACAGGCTCTTGAGCAAGAGGCGTACACTGAGGCGAAAGCATACTTCCCCGCTTTTAATCCGGTTGATCACTCTACCTTTGTTGACTCCTTTGAGGATTGGTCTTCTGCTTGGACAACAAACAATAAAGGGTTTAACTCTTCGATTGATATTTTTGAGGAAAGTCTTAGACCTAACTTTACGACTTTCTTCACAACCACCGCAATTACGGCGAGCAACTCGGATAGTCACATTCAAACGAGTGATGGAATTATTATGCCTGCTGGCGTTACCGTTGACTTTATTAGAACAGATACATCTAATGAAAACGCCACTCCGACTGATGAGCCATTGAATCCAAATGGTGTTGTTGATTTCCACGGCTTCGCAACGGCGACTCCGTTCACTGATGCATATTGGAATCAGTCACTTGAGCCAGCGGTCTTCCCTGTCAACGGCAAGGTTAGTTATGATCCTGCTGACGATAGAGTTGATTATGTTCATCCGACTTTTGGTGATGTTTTTCGCAAAAATGGTAGCGGAGTGAATGTAAGAGAACATGAACTTAACTGGTACGGAGTTCCTGAGTCGGAAATCGATCCACCAAATATTGATGATACGAGTAATTATTATTATCGACGAACTCGTAAGCCACGGTCAGTCAAGCGAGCGTTGAGTGCAAGACAACTTCGTAAAGAAAACACTGCTGGCTCTGCGACGGACAAAGTTGTTGATGATAGCATCCGATTCAAGGGTAGAAACTTCACTGTTACTGTTTCTGCAAACGGACTGAAACCTAATACAGAACATAGAGTATTCCAGACTGATGATACTGGATCAAGAAATATTCCCATCGGAAGAGGTTCAATTGCGAACTTCACAACTGGAGCGGGTGGCACTGCATCATTTAACTTTGAACACCCAGAGGTTCTCTCTGGTGAAGAATACTATCTGATCACAGATGCGTTTGATGCTGATACCAATAGATTTAACGGTATCATTAATTCAACTTCATCGGCGGACTTCTTCATTCAAAATACTGGTTTGTATCAAACTGAAGAATTAGGAGTCAAAGGCATTCGACCATTGAAGCCAAGAAGAGACTCGTCAAACCTTGGCACATACAACAACAGGTATTATGATAATCTCCCTATTACTGGCATCGCACCATACAATGCGTTTACCCCTGTAACTCAAACCTTCACCGTTGATGTGGTAGATAATCCGCTTGGTATTTTCTTGGATAGCATCGATCTTTACTTTAAACAAGTTCCAAGTAACGATGTTGCAACTTTGCCAGTGACAGTTCGTATTCACCCTGTCGTTGATGGTGTTCCAAATTACAATTATGTTTTGCCATTCTCGGAAACTTCGCAAGTGGTCACCACTGCAAGAGACTCTTTCCAACAAGACACTGACACAACAAGATTCACTTTTTCCTCTCCTGTTATTTTATCCCCCGGTAAATATGCACTGGCGATTGAAACAAACGAATCTAGTTATGTGGTTCATACGGCAACGACCTCGGAAGCGGTTGAGAAACCAATTAATGTTAACGAACTTTACTTCGCATCGAACAATGGTGAAAACCAAGCCTTGCTCAATGAGTTTATTCGTTTTAGAATGAATCGAATGCAGTTTACTCCAGCGGCTTCGAGTGTTGCTGGTGGTGATAGTAAAGTTAACTTTACACTTACCTTCTCAGACTATGGGCAAGGCACGGCAACCAATGGTGGTGATACTTTCAAATCTGCAAAAAGTTTGGTCGCCGGATCATACTTCTTTGCAAACGCACCAAGATTGTTTGTCAATGATCCAGCGGGTGGTTCAATTCTACACGACTTTAGGGCAATCACTGATGGTGGTGGTGCAGAAGTCGATGATGCCACTAACCCCCTCGCCGGTGATAAAGGATTTAATAAAACATTCAGTGTATTGGATTCAACAAAACAAGGTGCAATCTCTGACATCAACGGAAAAATTGATGTGCGGGCAAGGCTCGGTGTATCGGTTGACCAGAAAGTTGCAAACGTGGTTGACCTTGATCGACTGGCGTTGATTGCAAATAGATTTAATCTTAATAATGACCAAAGACCATCAAACTTTGGATTTGATGATCAAAATAAATTTGCAAATGGTTTTGAAAATAGACCAGATGATAGTCTTGGGACTTGCCTCGCAAGATATTATAGTAAAGCCGTATACATCGAAGATAGTGCGTCTGATCTTATTGTAAGCATGGAGGGTTTATTCCCAGAAGGTTCCAGACCCGTCGTGCTTGCACAAGTCGGCGAAACACTTTCGGATATGGAGCAGTCTGATTACTTCTTCTGCACTTATCTTGGAAATGATCCGGCTGGAAGAGGCTCAACAGATATTAATTATCTTGATGATAATTTCCCCACCTCAGTTGAAGTTGGCGAGGGAGACGTTTCAAGGCAATATGTTTTCAGAATCAAGCCCGTGTACGCCACTGATGGTAGCGTTGCTAGAGAGATTCCGAATCAATTTGATTATTATAGAATCAAAGTCTTGATTCTTTCTGGTGGTGCAGAGTCAACACTTCAAGGCTCTAGTTTTATCTCAACACAAGGACCGAGAATCTTTAAGTTGTCAGCCATTGGAGGATCAGATAACTCAGTTAGATTGATTAATGATGTTGACGTTCCTGATATCGGAACAAAGTCACACATTATTGCGACTCAATCAATTGATGATTTTGGCTATGCGACACTAGCAGACGTAGACAGTGAATTTACTACCACCGCTGGTGGGACTGATGGCGATGGTAATATTAAAAATAGAGCGAGTATTAACACTGGAACCACCTCCGTTGAACCAACTGGAATGGTCGGTGTCGGACAAATTTTTAAACACTATCCCGGCATCTCTAACTTCACTCGGTTTGAAGGCACTACCGATCAAAATAGAGCATTGGAAGTTTTCAATGATAAATCAATTCCATTGACTTTTATGATTGAGGCTTCAATGATGACTCAAATGGACAACAATGATCGTGCGCTTCGTGGTAGATTTACTCGTACTCGTAAAATGTCACTATCAGAGGAACACACACCGGGAGATCCGGCAACTGATTACGCCGAGGCAACTTCCGATAGAGTATGGGGTCGAGCGTCCCGTGTTTACCAACACGATGGAAACTCTAAGAGTGACTCTGAGGCTAATAACTTTGAAGTTTCCGAAGTTGTCACGCTCAATCCTCAAGAAAAAATTTACTTTAGATGGTTGGGTACTGGAACCTCAAATTGCTTTGCTGGATCTGGTTCATTCTACAGAGTTACTCGAATTGCATGATATAAATAGGACTGAAGATGACTATACCACCCAACGGAGATAACATTGGAACAATCACAGACGCGAACACCTTTCGTGTGTGGTTTGATAGCACAAATAGATTGATCACAAAACTCAACCCACTTGAGTTTTATTCTATCACTGCTGGCTCCGGTGAAGTCGCCGGTATCACCATTGATTTAAATAGAACGACTGGTGCTGCTGTTGTTGGTCTTTCTCTTCCCGGTCACATCACCGGACCACATAAGTTTGGTGGTGGGATTACCTTTGAAAATGAAGTTAGATTCTCTGGTTCAACTGTAGATTTTGGTGGGGCGACTTTGTTCGGACAAGTTGTTCGCACCGTCAACGGACTCACTGGTGACTTGACACTAACTGTTACTGGTATCGGTGTCCCTGCCGGTATGGGCAAGGGTGACATGTTGATTTACAACGGAAGCACTATGGTCGCCTATGATCTGTTCACGGGTGGTAGTGATGCCGATGGTGGCTTTAGTGCAGACGGTGATATTAACAAATTCTTCCGCTTTGGTGGTAGTGGTGGTATGCAACTCGGAACCGCCGATGCAGGACCGCTTGGTGTAATTTCAGCAAACAGACAATCTGGTAATATCGAATTGTTCGGTGCAACTGGAGCGATGGTTTCATACCACGATTCGAGTTATAACGCCTATGGCGGCGGGGCATTGAACGAAGAGGGATCTTTCTACTACTTTGGTCGAATCAACGGACGAAGTAGTGACAATATGGGTGTAGTTATCACTGGTGGTGGTAGCACCACTGGATTTGAAACAAACACCAATGCACCTTATGTTGTGATTGATCAAACTTCTAGAGAATTGGGATTGTTTGGTATTACCTCACCAAACGCACCTGTTCATTATCAATCAAGAAGTTTGGGTGTCGGACGAGCCGCTGATGTAATTCTTCAAGACCCTAACGGCATTACGTTCAGTGTTAGAATGTACCCCGCCAGTATTGCAAAAAATAATGAAGGTATTCTGACAGAAACTTTACCTAGAGATAAAGGTTTTAGAACACTTCCATCGACTAGGTTTATTACCAGCAGCGATATCGACAGCGTTGGTTTTGACATCATGGCTAGCGACAACGCGGCTAAAGGTAACTTTACAATTTTCGGAGAACCCGCCGCCGGTATCTCACTTGCTCCCGTGTTGAACGTTCGTAATACTGGTGATGTTGTCATCGGTGGCATTACTGGCTCTGACAGTGGATCAACTTGGGGTTCTCTAAATCTTGCGAGTGGTAAACTTGTTCTTGGTGGGGACGCTGGTGTTACCTTTAGTAGTGGCATTCAAGTGGTTTCATCGAATGGCATTTCCGCATCCTATAAGGTTATGTTCCCAGATGCTCTCCTCAATGATGAGGTTGATCTTGAACCAGACATCAACATCGACACTTTCAGAAATTCATCATTTGGTATCAACTCTAATGCTATTCAAGTCGGACCTCTTGGAAATACAAGGCAGTATCTTGGAGCAGGTGGAGTTGGACTTGCTACAAATGCAACGGTGACACAAACAATTTTGGGAACCGATATTTCACAATTCGCAAGAGTCGCTTCGAGTGCTGGTGTGACTTATGTTTCTGCTATCGCGTATCGAAACGGTAGTAACTATATCTCTTACAATGGAGAGGAAGTAAATATTACCATTGATCGTCAGGCTGGATTGATTACTGGTCGAGCAGGGAATCCGTATGATAAGATTATTTGTTTCAAAAATGAAAGAAATGAAAACTTGGTCGGAGATTTTGAAATTGAATTTGTGTTCCCTCCCGGCGACTACGATGGAAATATTGGTACTAATAGACAAAGATCTGAAATCATGGGCGTTGCCGTTTTTGTTGACATGGACGATGATGCCTTGCTAGGACTCACTCTTGGTTGTAGTGCAGAAGCCGTTGAAACAGGCGGGGACATGACTGGCAATGCCATTCAGTCGGATGGTCTTTTGGCAGATAACACTCAACCTTTCTATGTTGGCAACATTAAAGGTAATCTTAATGTGCAAACTTTAGCAGATGGCAGCAACGGTGTTCAATTCATGGCTCCAATCGGACCTAGAGGGTTTATTGATCCTGCCATTCCAACAACGCTAAACGCCGCGAGAGGTGGTGCTGGAATGGGAAGTGACAATACTATGACAACCAGACACACCTTCAAAATTACCGGCACAGCAAAGAGAAGAGTTCAAATTTTGCCATTCGCATCGATGGATTTGGGCTTGGCTGATGGGGTTGATCCTAGCACCGGGGAGATTGTAGATGGATTTGATCCGTTTGGTGGCACTGCGATTGTCACTAACGAAACAGGTCTTCTTTTTAGGGCTGCCGGATATGTGAGTGCTAGTTTCAAGCAGGTGGAGGTATAAATGGTACAAGTTCAATATAGTGGTGATGTAGGATCAACGGCAGGTAATCTTGCACTATATGTGATTAACACAAGTGGCGATTTCTTGACTACTATTTCAGCAGACTCAAATACGACACAGTATTTTGCCGCTGGTGGAGTGTCATTCGCCGCCGGTGCTAGTTTGTTGCCATTTAAGTCAAATATTTTGTTTAAAGATTTTGCAAAAACAAAATCAATCGTAAACAATTCACTTTCATCATCAAGACTTGGCTTTGCCTCTGCGGGGTCAAAATCCATCGGTGCTACAGCGGGTATCACGGGTACTGTCGCATACGCGACTGTGAGAGATCCAAGGGCAACACATATTATTTCTTTCAGTAATAGTAATCTGGGGATTTCAATCGCTGGCATGTCTCATATGGACGAGTTGGTGTTTACCTCCCGAACTGGTGGAAGTAATGTTGGTCCGACACTACAAGCCTTTTTTGGTGGATTCTTTGATGGCACAACCACAGGCACGACAAGTAGTATGCAAATCTTGTATCCCGGCACGACGGGGACTGATGGTATCACATCATTTAGTGGGTTTACTTTTGCTGGCTCATCTCTGATGGCACAACATGTCAAGTCAGGTAGCACGGCTTCTGTTGCTGGTTTGGTAGAGATTTTAAACACCCAAAGTGTTCTTGATAAACTTGTTGATCAGGCAACGGCATTTGCAAAAAGTCAAAATAGCATTGGCTTGACCCTGACCGTTAATTACGGGACGGCAGGTCTTACGGCAGAGTTCCTTGCTGGAGACACTACATCCAAAACAAAACTGCTCACTGGACTTATTTTACAGGAAAGACTTTTTGCACTAAATCAGTTGGCTTTCAATGATGCTGCAAATATCAGAGGGCAAATCTTCTTGCCATTTATGAATGATAATGCCGGATCGAGAGGACTGACAATTGATGGTGTGAGTGGCGGAACAAACTCAACATCACAACTTCAAAGTCTGATCGCAAATATGGAAGTTAAGTTTAGAACAAATAATGACACTATGCGGGTTATTACTGATAAACTCAAAGCCGTGTCCACGATTAGAGAACTCGTAAATATTGTCTTCTAACGTGAGCGTTGAACCACCAAACAAGCCGAGGGGTAAGCAAATCAGGCGTAGGAAGCCTCGCTCTAATACATATAAAAGGACAAGGAGCGAAGTAGATGGCGACACCAACAACACGCGAAGAACTAAAGCAATATGCTCTAAGAAAACTCGGCGCACCCGTAATCGAGATTAATGTCGATGATTCTCAACTTGAGGATTCTATCGATGATGCTCTTCAAATGTTCAATGAGTATCATTTTGATGGCGTTGAGCGTGTTCTTTTCAAATATGAGGTGACCGCAGACGATATCACCAATGGCTTCATTGATACAGATTCGATTGGTCTGACTGGTCCCAATGACTATCCGCAGGTTGAAAACGGAACAAAACTATTATCTGTAACTAAAGTTTTTCAGTTTGATGAAGGTGCTGCTGGCACAAACATGTTTAGCATTCGCTACCAAATGGCACTGCAAGATGTTTATGGTTTGCGTGCAATGGGTGATATGACAAACTATTACATCACTCAATCTTACATTCAACTTTTGTCAGACTTCCTTAGTCCTGAAAAGCAGGTGCGTTTCACTCGCGTGACCAACAGACTTTATCTTGACATGAACTGGTCTGAGACTTTGGACGCAGGAGATTTCTTGGTGATTGACGGCTACGCCAGCCTTGACCCAGATACTTATTCAGAAATCTATAACGACATTCTTCTTAAAAGATATGTGACTGCCTCATTCAGAAAACAATGGGGCATGAACCTCATCAAATATCAAGGAATTAATCTTCCCGGTGGTGTTCAATTCGATGGACAGGCTTTGTTGAGTCAAGGCAACGAAGAAATGGAAAAAATCGAGGATACACTACAAGACAAATACGAACTTCCCCCAGACTTCTTTACAGGATAATGCATGGCTACGAATCATTACTTTAACAAGTTTAATAGCAAGGCAGAGCAAAGACTTGTTCAAGATCTTGTTGACGAAGCCATCAAGATTCATGGCGTGGACATGATTTACATTCCACGATCTATTATCAATGAAGATGAAATTTTTGGTGAAGATCGTCAACCCAAGTTTGAGAATGGTCGTGGTATCGAAATGTATGTCGATAACTACGAGGCTTATGAGGGTGAAGGAGAACAAATAACAAATATTGGTCTTGAAATCAAAGATCGAATGTCTGTTGTTATGTCAAGAAAACGATTTCTTGAAACCTTTGCGGACAAAAAATATAAGTATCCACGCGAGGGCGATCTTATTTACTTTCCCCTTGACGAAGCACTTTTTGAAATCAACTTCATTGATCGTGAATACAATTTCTTTAACTTTGGTAAGATCTTTTCTTACAAAATGGAATGTAGCATGTTCAAGGTCACCGGAGAGGATTTCGATTCCGGTTTCGATGTTGTCGATGGTGTGACATCTGCCGCCATGAGTCAACTATTCCTTGCGAATCTTGGAACTGGAGAAGGCACATTTACAGAGGGCGAAGTTTCTTATCTTTACACTAGTACGGGATCAACTGGTGCTACGATGAATGTCATCAACTGGAACTCCGCAGCCACCGAGGCGACACTTCAAATGGTCGAAGGCTCTATCTCTGATGCCACAAGATTGTTGGGTGACTCTTCTGGAGCAACCTTCGCAATCACTTCGATTGGTTTGACTCAAGAATTCTTTGCCAAAGATCCTATTCAAAACAATACCGACTTTGGCTTTGGCTCCGCGTCGTTCTTGGACTTTACGGATACAGATCCGTTCTCGGAGGGTGATCTCTAATGTTTGGCTCAACTTTTTATCATGAGTCTATTCGTAAAGTCGTTGTGGCTTTCGGTTCTTTGTTTGATGAAATTTCTGTGCAAAGAAGAGACTCAAATGGTAATACCGTGAAAAAGATTCTTGTGCCGATTTCATACGCGGCGAAAGAAAAATTTATTCGCATGTTGAATGAGTTTCCGATTTTGAAAGATCAAGGCACTCACTTGGCTCAGGTCTTGCCAAGAATGGGTTTCAGCATTACATCAATCAATTATGATGGTGTAAGAAAAAGAAACACACTGCAAAAAAGATACAAAGTAGCATCATCCACTGGGATTCATGAGCATCAATTTTCTGAGGTTCCTTACAATATTGGATTCCAGTTGGTGGTCGCTGCAAGAACGATGGACGATGCTTTGCAAATCGTTGAGCAGATTCTTCCATTCTTTACGCCAGAGTTTACGATGTCAATTAATTACTCTGATTTCAATACAAGAGTTGATTTGCCGATCACCCTTTCAAGTGTAAACCCAGAAATTAGTTACGAGGGTGATTTGTCAGAGCAACGTAATATTATTTTTACACTTGACTTCACCGCTCAAACTTATGTGTTTGCTCCAACAAAAACTTCCAAATACATCACATCGACAGATATCTCAATTTTCAATTCTCACTTTTTGCAGGACGGCTCGATCACCGGACCAACGGCAGCAGCGGCGAGAATCTTTACATCTGTTACTGGTGCGTCTGGAATCAATACCTTGCCACCCGATGCGGGCATCACGCAAAATATATTCGAATATGACGCAGGGCTAAGTGTAACTGGAGGAACTTATAGTGTCTGATGAAAATCCCCTTGAAAATGCCCTGAATATTGAGCCGCGTGAAACGACACCTGAAGTGTCGGATACCGACAAGGCACAGATTCAGCGTCGAGAACCTGTTCAAATTGATCTTTCAAAATTTCCAGAACGTAAAAAGATGGATCAGCGAAAAGACTACGGCGAAGTCCGCGAAAACATTAAAGAAGTCATTGACTACAGTAAAGAAGCCATCGACGGTATTCTAAAAGTTGCTTCGGAAAGTGATAGTCCGAGGGCGTATGAAGTCGTGAGTCAACTTTTGAAAACTGCCACAGAGGCAAACAAGGATCTCCTTGATATTCACAAACAAATGAAAACTCTTGAGGCTGAAGAGGGTGCAAAAAATGTAACAAACAATGCATTTTTTGTTGGCTCGACAAAAGAACTCCAAGAGTTGGTAAGACAGCAGTTGCCCCAAAAGAAAGTGAAAAAAGTAAAGAACAATGACAAAGAAACTTGATGACAAATCCTATCTTGGTAATGCAAACATCAAGGCTGCCGGTGTAGAAACCGAATACACAAAAGAACAGATCGAAGAATACGCCAAGTGTGCTTCTGATCCGATGTATTTTATTGAAAACTTTATCAAAATTGTTTCACTTGATGACGGACTTGTTCAGTTTCAGCCATACGATTTTCAAAAAAATATTTTGAACTCTGTTCATGAGGATCGCTTTGTGATCTGCAAGATGCCAAGACAGTCTGGTAAATCCACCACTGTTATTTCTTATCTTTTGCACTATGTTCTTTTCAATCCACAAGTAAATGTTGCAATTTTGGCAAACAAACTTTCAACGGCACGGGAACTTCTTGCTCGTCTGAAGTTGGCATATGAGCATCTTCCGAAGTGGCTTCAGCAAGGTGTTGTAGAATGGAACAAAGGTTCGATTGTTTTGGAAAATGGATCAAAGATTCTTGCGTCCTCCACATCATCGTCAGCCGTTCGGGGTGGTTCATTTAACTTAATTTTTATGGACGAATTTGCGTTTGTTCCAGAAAACGTGGCAGACGAATTCTTCAACTCTGTATATCCCACGATCTCGGCGGGGCAAACGACAAAGGTTTTGATCGTTAGCACTCCCAAAGGTTTGAATATGTTTTATAAACTTTGGAAGGATGCCGAAGAGGGTAGTAATTCATATACTCCAATCGAGGTTCACTGGTCTGACGTTCCGGGTCGGGATGAAAAATGGAAAAAAGAAACAATCAGGAACACCTCTCCTGCACAATTCAGAGTTGAATTCGAATGTGAATTTCTTGGCTCTGTAAACACTCTCATAGCCCCTTCAAAGTTGAAGGCAATGCACTACCACAAACCGATGCAAGAGCGTGAGGACGGCTTGAAGGTCTACTATGAGCCTGTTGAGGGACACCAGTATTTCATGGGTGTTGATGTCTCCCGTGGGCAAGATTTAGATTATCATGCGGTCACGATTATTGATATTTCCGACGAAACATACAAGGTTGTTGCACAATTTAGAAACAATGAACTGTCGCCGTATCTTTTTCCAAACTTAATTTACAGAATGGCGACACACTACAACAATGCATACATTTTGACAGAAATTAATGATCTTGGTCAAGAGATTACAGATATTTTGCATAATGAGTTTGAATACGACAATCTTTTGGTTACGTCCGTGCGTGGTCGAAAGGGACAAATCATGGATGGTGGTTTTGGTGGCTTTCAGACTCAGCAGGGTGTGAGAATGAGTCCAAAGGTGAAACGTGTGGGATGCACGATGCTCAAAGAACTCATCGAGCAGGATAAACTTATGATTGAAGATTATGACATCATTGCAGAACTTTCTTCATTCATTTCGAAAAAAGGATCTTTTGAGGCAGAGACAGGTCACCACGATGATTTGGTTATGACACTCGTTCTTTTTGCGTGGGCTTCAAACCAGCAATATTTCAAAGATATGACAGACCTAAATATTCGTGAACAACTCTATAAAAAGAAAATAGAGCAAATGGAAGAAGACCTCATGCCCTTTGGTTTTATGGATACGGGACAAGAGGATCAAATAGTGGACACTGACGGAACAGTATGGCAAATAGAAGATAACGACAAGTTTTCTTTGTAATCCGTCAAAATGCTAGATAAAAAGATCAGTAAGGAGAATCATCTATGGCATTCCAAGTCAGCCCCGGCGTTCAAGTCCGTGAAATCGATCTTTCAACAATTATTCCCGCTGTTTCGACAACCAACACTGGTTTCGCAGGTTTCTTTCAATGGGGACCGCTTGAGCAAAGAGTGACCGTAAGTAGCATCAATGATCTGAATGAAGTTTTTCAGGGTCCAAACGATGACAACTTCAATCACTGGTTCACCGCAGCAAACTTTCTTGGTTACGGCAACAACCTTCAAGTCGTTCGTGTCGTAAACCAATCAACATCTTTCAACGCTATCGCAGATCCGGGTGGTAAGAACACTAGTGATTTGCTGCTCAAGAATGAAGAGGATTATGAAAGTAAAGCCGAATCAACTTTGGCTTCTAAAGGATTCTTTGCTGGTAGATTCCCCGGCGTTCTTGGTAACTCAATTCAGGTAGCCCAATCTGATCAAACTAAATTCCGTCTTGTGGACTTTGGTAAAGCACCCACCTCTTCGGCGGCGAGCAGAACCTCGGCAGTTTTTGATACTGTTGATTTGGTTACCTCTGAGTTTGCTTTCGTTGTCGATTCTGATACTAAAACTATTGAAGCAAGCAGTGGTGGAACGGGTGACCTTCTTACTATTGGTGCGTTTGGATCGACTCCAAT